TCAGGAGGGCCGCCTCGAACTGGTCGAGCATCGTGAGGGCACCGACTGGTTGGCTGACCGTTTGCAGGAGTTACGCACAACGCACGGTGGCAATATCGCGCTCGACGCATACGGCCCCGCAGGCGTGCTGTCCGAGCAACTCGAGCAACGCAAAACGCCACACCTGAAATACAGCACCCGTGAAATGTGTTACGCAGCCAACCTGTTTTTTGACGACCTGATGCAAAACAAAATGCGTGTGAGACCGCACGAGGCGTTGACTGAGGCGGTGGCTGTCGCACAGAAAAAGCCGATGGGGTACTCGTGGCTATTTTCGAGGGCACCCGCTGCGGTGGACGTTTCACCACTACACGCGGCCTGCATCGCCTACCATGCTGCTAGGCATCGCAATGAGCCTGACGGCAGACCAATGATATTCTGAAAGGCACCATGGGCCTGTTTTCACGACGTAGACCGCTCGAGGAGCGCGCATCCGAGTTCCCGTTTGTGCTACCAACCGGCAACTACCTGCAACCGTTGCAGGGACCGTTGCACATTTCGAGTGCAACGTCACTCGGCATCCCCGCGTTATGGCGTTGCACCCAACTGATTTCTGACACCATCGGATCGCTGCCGCTCGTCGCGTTTCGTGACGGCCGACGGCTCGCACCGAACCCGTCGATATTGCAGCAGCCTGACCGCATGTCCACCCGTGTTGACATGCTGTCCTCAACCGTCGCGTCACTCCTGATTGATGGCAACGCGTTTTGGTTGCTCGGGGACCGTGACGCGCTCGGCTACCCACGCCAGGCCGTGCTGCTCGCCACCGACGCGGTGCAAATCCGCACCGAAGGGCCAGCGGTCTATTATCAGGTAGCAGGGCAGGTGTATGACGCTGAGGACGTTCTGCACATCCGTGGGCTCACCATGCCAGGCAGCGTCCGTGGCCTGTCAATCATCGAGCATCACAAACGCACCCTCGGGATCGCCATTGCAGGCGAGGATTGTGCATCCGAACTCTACAACGCTGGCGGCTTGCCCGTTGGTGTGCTCGAGGTTGACGCAGACATCACCCGTGACGAAGCCGACCAACTCAAATCAGGTTGGACCGAGAAAAACGGTGGCCGCAACCGCACACCTGCCGTCCTCGCAAACGGCATCAGATACAAACCGCTCAGTTTCTCTGCCTCTGACCTCGAACTCATCGACGCACGCCGCTACTCGGCACAGCAGATTTGCACGCTCATGGGTGTACCTCACCACATGATTGGTGTTGCGGGCGCGTCCGGTAACTCGCTCACCTACAGCAACGTCACACAGGATTCAATTCAGTTTGTCAGGTACACGCTCCGGCCGTGGCTGTCCCGCGTTGAACAGGCCGTGTCCACACTGCTACCGCGAGGACAGGAGGCGCGGTTTGTGCTCGATGACCTGTTGCGCGCCGACACAGGCGAACGGTTCAACGCATACAAAACCGCGATTGATGCAGGATTCATGACCGTTGACGAGGTGCGCACCCTCGAGGACCTGACCGACGCGACCACATCGCCAATTGAGGAGAACATCGATGGCTGACATTGTGAACCGGCACGTTGAGTTGGCCGGTTTTGAAATTCGCGAGGACGAGGACGGCCACCACCTGGTTGGCATCGTTGCACCGTTCGGCGCACTCTATGACGCAGGCACCTACCTCGAACGGTTCGCACCGACCGCGTTCGACAAAACCATTGCGGAACGTGGCAGCCGTGTTCCGCTCCTCGAGCAGCACGCCACCGACCGTATGCCGATCGGCCGTGCCGCCAAATGGGAAAAAACCAATGACGGGCTGATTGCCGATTTCCTGTTGGCCCGCACCGCTCGCGCCGATGAGGCCCGCACACTCGCCATGGACGGTTTCGTCACCGGTTTTAGCGTCGGTTTTATTCCGGTGCGGACCCAAACGTCCGAAATGAACGGCAAACCGTTACGCACCCGCACCGAGGTAGCGCTCGACCATGTGGGATTTGTCCGCAATCCTGCCTACCAGGAGGCGCAACTCCTGTCGGTGCGCGCCTATGACCCTGACGATCAAGAGCAGGTGCCACGACTCGCCAAATACCGGCACCTCATGCGGCAACTCGAGGCTGACTAATGGCCAACTATTTTGCGCACACCGTCACCACCAGCGCAACCAAGGTGTTGGACGCAGCAGACATCCACCGTGACGTTTTCATGCAAATTATTGGCAACGAAACCGTTTACCTCGGGGATGACAACCAGGTGACCACTAGCAACGGGCTACCGATCCAGAAAAACGCCGAACCGATCCACAAAGTGTTGGTGCCAAATCAGGAACTGTGGGCCATTGTCGGCAGCGGCACTGAATCGTTGCGCGTGTTCACTGTCGTGGACTAATCGACACACGACAAACAAACCTGTTGTGTAACATGTCGGCAAGACCGCCGACGATCACGCCGCCACGCGCAATGGCACCTGGTCGCCACCGTCAGAACCCAAACCGACTCTGACCAGGAGAAAACACATGCGACTGCTTGACCAGTTGGTCACTGAGCGTGCCGAGATTGCCACTGCCGTTGAGGCCGTGCTCGACCGTGCCGCTGAGGAGACCCGTGACCTCACCGAGGCCGAGGACAAGAACCTCGGAGACCTCACCGCCCGCGCCAAGGATCTCGATGCTCGCATCGCGGACCTGCGCGAAATTCAGATTAGCCACCTTGAGGCCGCCAAGTTGCGGGCCGAGGTTGCCGCCACCGACGAGCCCGAGGAGCCCAAGGCCGTGAACCGCGTTGATGTGAAGTCGGAGCCCCTCACCTATGAGGAGCACAGCCCCAACTCGTTTTTCCGCGACTCCTACGCGGCCGAGTTCCTCGGTGACCAGGCTGCCCGCGAGCGCCTCAACCGGCACCAGTCGGAAATGGCTCACGAGTTGCGTGACAGCGGCTCGAGCAATTTCGCTGGTCTCGTCGTCCCGCAGTACCTCACCGGCCTGGCTGCCCCGTTCCTGCGGGCTGGCCGTAACACCATGGACGGTGCCAACCAGTTGCCGTTGCCTGCCAACGGCCTCACGGTCAACGTTTCCCGCCTGACCACCGGCTCGAGCGCTGCCGCTCAGGACGGCGACAACGGCGCGGTCACCGAGGCCACGCCTGATGACACGCTGCTCACCGTGAACGTCCGCACCTACGCGGGCATGGTGGATGTGTCACGCCAGGCCATCGAGCGCGGCACCGGAGTTGACGGCCTCCTGTCCGCTGACCTTGTGTCCGCGTACAATTCGGCGGTCAACGCTGATGTCATCAACGGTGACGGCACCTCCGGCACCCACCTCGGCATCCTCAACACCTCGGGAATCGGTGACGTTGACGCTGACGACGCGTCCCCGAGCGCTGTCGAGACCTTCCAGAAGGTCATCAAGGCGATCAGCACCGTCACCGCCGCGCGCTACACGCAGCCCGACATCATCATTATGCACCCGCGCCGTTGGGCCTACCTGACGGCTGGCCTCGACTCCTCAAACCGTCCGCTGGCCGGTATTCAGGGCAACTCGGGCCAGAACATCGTTGCCATCGGCAACCCTGGCGCATACGGCACCGCTGCTGGCGAACTGGCCGGTATCCCTGTCGTCGTTGACGCGGGCATCCCGACCAACCTCGGTGCGGGTACCAATGAGGACAACATCATTGTTGCCAACCGCGCTGACCTGGTGCTCATGGAGCAGGCCGCCAGCCCGCTCATGCTCCGCTACGAGTCGGTTGGCTCGGGCACCCTCACCACCCGCATGGTGGTGTTTGGATACTCGGCCTTCACGGCTGGCCGGTACCCTGGCGGTATCTGCAAGGTTCAGGGCACGCTGCTCAGCGCCACGCTCTGACCCAACCCGACAGTGGCGGCGGCCCTGATCCCCTCCGCAGGGCCGCCGCCACATTTCGAGGAGTTTCGATGAGTGACAAATACACGCAGAACCTCATTGCGAGCGGTGCCGATCCGGCATTGATCAGCAAATTTCAGCAGGTGCCGCCACCTAAGGCGCAACCCGCACCCACACCGGCCCCTGAGGAGCCACCTACGGCCCGCAAGGCAGCCAAACGCACCACTAAGGCCAAGTAATGGCCTACACGACCACAGCGCTGGTGAAGGCCTCACTAGGCATCCCGTCAGCGACCACCTCCGAGGACACCGCCATACAGGCTGCGATTGACGCAGCCGAGGCGCTCATCGATAACTACACGGGCCGCACGTTTGAAACGGTCACCGAGTCCCGCACCTATCTGCCGCGCACCGCGTCAGTCGTGGATGTTGACGACATCGCGACCGCGACAGGGCTAGTTGTCAAAACCGACGAGGACCAGGATGGGACATTTGAAACGACGTTGACGGTTACCACCGATTACGTGATCGTAAAAAACGCGGCCCCATTTCGCCTCATCACAAATGTCAACCGTGGCTGGCCACTGTCACTGTACGGACGGCCCACCATTCAGGTGACCGCAACGTTCGGATACGGCACCACGGTGCCCGACAACATCAAACAGGCGGCGCTGCTCATGGCCAGCCGACTGTTCCAACGCAAGGCCTCGCCGCTCGGTTTTCAGGCTGGCGCAATCAGCGAATTCGGGCCCGTGCGCATCAGCCGCACCGACCCTGACGTTGCAGCCCTCCTACAGGGCACCAAACTGTTTGGCGTTGGCTAATGGCCGACTATGGCACCATCAAAACGGCAGTTGCCGACGCGTTGAGCGCATCAGCCAACCTGACCGTGGTGTACTCAGACGTTCCCGACACATACGTTGCACCATGCGCGGTGATTGTCCCTGGTGACGATCCTGCCACCTACCATTTGGCAATGACAGGGCAAGGGTTCACACGGTTTGAGTTCAAGGTCCAAATTTTGACGCAACGGTTCGACCGTGCCGCGAACATGTCGGCGCTCGACCCATTCGTCCACGGCACCGACAGCGTTGACGCACTCATCCGCGCTGACCGCACCCTCGGCGGTGTAGCAGCCGACAGTGTGGTTGTCCGCTGCTCCAACCTCGGTCAGGTGCTCGCAGGTGACGACATTTTTCTCGGTGCGGAGTTCGACGTTGACGTTATGGTTGCACCATGAACTATCGAGTCACCTCCGACCGTATGCCGTGGAAGTCAGGCCAAATCGTCACCGATGATGACCTCGAGGGTTGTAATATCGAGGCATTGCTCGATGGCGGCCACCTGGCCAAGGCGCGCAACACCAAACCGGAACCCGCAACAGACACTGAGGAGAACCAGTGAGCCAGATTGTTTTGACGGATGCGTCCGTCGTAGTCAATAGCGTTGACCTGTCGGATCATGTCACGCAGGTGGTCATGAATCTTGAAACCAGCCCTGTGAATATCACAGCCATGTCAGACAACGCCGAAAAGTTCAAGGGTGGGCTTCAGAGCAACTCGGTGACCATCGATTTTCAGCAGGATTTTGCCTCGGGAAGTGTTGAGGCCACCATCCAACCGTTGGTGGGTTCAACCACGACGCTGGTGATCAAGCCGACCAGCGGCGCGGTCGCCGCCGACAATCCGTCCTACACCTTTTCCGACACGTACGTTGCGGGCCACACGCCGCTGAACGCGTCGGTTGGGGACCTCAGCACCTCGAGTGTCGAGTTTCAGGGCGGCACCTACGCCAAGGCGACATCGTAACGGTGTTTGATTTCAAGGTGACCGTCGCCAAACGTGACGGTTCGGAAGGGACCTACGCGCTGACATTCGACTCGCTATGCGAGTTCGAGGAGACAGCGAAGGTTGGCGTTCCGGTTGCGTTCAACGAATCAAACATCAAACTCGGCCACCTGGCGCTGCTCGGTTGGATCGCAGAAAAAAACGATGGCAACAACGTGAAACCGCTCCCGCAGTGGCGCAAGGATGTTGTTTCCATCAGCGTGGAGGACACCAGCCCTCCTACGTGAGAGGTGGTGTGAGTGACTGGCTGGCCTCAATGGCCATAGCCACACACATTCCACCTCGAGAACTCATGCGGACACCACGGCCAGTCCTGCGGGCCATGTTTGAACAACTCAAGAAACGAGGCAAACAGGGTGGCAGGGACATTCGGTTTCAGGCTCGAGAACCGTAAAGGTAAAGAGGGGATCGACGGCCTGCGCGAAATTCAACGCGACATGCGTCGCCTCGGTGACGACACTAAAACCGCGATGAAACCGACGCACCAGCAGGCCGCCGACCTGGTGGCCGAAGGTGCGAGGCGTAGGGCACCTGTTCGCAGCGGACGGCTCCGCAAATCAATCAAGGGCAGCGCAGTGATGACCGGTGGCCGTGTCCGTATCGGATATGGAGGCGGTGAACCGTCACTGTACGCAG